CATTACTTTTTATAATTCTATTGTATTCGTTCCAAAGTAAATCAAAAGGTATAACAGAATCCCATTTTATACTTGTAGTTCCATAAGGTAAATCACAAATAATAGCATCAATACTTTTATCAGATATTTGCTTCATTTCTTCAAGGCAATCACCATTCCATAAGTAGTTACTTGTTTGGCTTTCTACGTCAGTAATTTGCCCACGCTCGAAAAATATATTATTACTCATTTAGTTCTTAATTTAAAGTTTGTTTCTATTTAACCGCAATACAGTGTACAACACGGTATATATTGCATTGCGAAAAGCAACGCACCATATACCCATCCGTTGTAAAACATAGCCACTAAATAGGGCATCGCTTGCTATAACACTTTATGCCATCAGTAGGTAAGTTACATACTTGGCAAAAATTGTCCTGTGGCAACGATTTTACAACACCATGTATAAGTAATTTTTTAACCTCACATAGTACTATATCCAAAGCCTCTGTTAATTTTTTAGGTTCGTGAATCATATCTTCACGCTTACCAAGTCTCCATTCTTGATGATAATCTAATATCTCTATTGCTGTCTCTAATTTCATTTTCGTTTATTTAATCGTATAAAAATCTACTCATACACTCATTCCGTTGTATGCAATTAAAAAAGCACATAACAATAAATATAAATAATAAAGGCATTAGCATCCGTAATAGGGTTTGTAGAGTTTTGGTACTCTATGTAGTCCATCTTTTCAGGTCAACCAGTGCTAACTTTAACCCCACACCTTTACTATTCATATTCTTTGCCGTTGTACGCAATAAAAATTACTTAATCTCGAACAGTAATTATTTAGGGTCGTCCATTAAGTCATTCATCGTGCCAGTTGTTTATTGATTGCCTTGATGTCTTCATTTGTTAAGAATTCTTTGTCGGGCATAACAACCGTGGCTATCGGTCGATACCGTAGCCTTCCAAGGTGATTGTACACCTCGTACAATTGGTTATTCTCCACGTAAAACTCCTCATGATTGTGAGATTTCTTTATCATGTAATTTGTTTTTTTTACTCGTTACGGTCTAAAATCACTAAGCCTTATTCCTTTTCGTCCGCCAGGTTTACCAAGGTTTTCCCGAACGAGGTACCCCATATTATGAAGGTTAATTGTCTGCGCTAATACGGCTGTTTTTCCAATAGAAATTCTATCCGCTATATCTTGTAAGTTGCCTTCAAACACGTCGCCCTGCAAAGTATTGAGGTACATTAATATCTTGCACTGTATCGGTGTAAGTTGTGGGTTTTGTATAATTTTCTGGTACGCGCTGGCCTCTTTTTCTGGTGTCATAGTTTACGGTCTAAAATCACTTAGCAATATTCCTACTTTGGAAATCGTTTTTTTCTGCATATATCCCGCTTGGACTAATTGGCTAATCGTTCGCGAGGCGGTCTGCTCCGTCATTAATATATCCTCGCCAACTATTGTGTAGTTGGTGGTGATCTCGTCTTTTTCGTGCGCGTTTAGATAGGATAATAATATCCGCTGTTGCTGCGATAATTTGGGGTTCGTTAGGATTGTTAAGATGTTACGGGCTGTGTCTAGCATAGTGTGTTGTTTTTAGTTTGTCAAATGTAATACTATTATTTTAAATAGAGGGGTAATATTACTCTTTTAATTTATCGCTGTACTTCTTTTTGATTTCTGCTAGCTCCTCGTCGCTCCATTGGTAGACTCTGAGCCTGTCTTTACTCTTCTCTAGCTCTCTCACTGCCGCCTCTCCTATTCGTTTAACTAGGCCGATGCGATACTCGACCTGCATGCCTCCTCCGTATTGGTTGCATCGCTGGCATTGTTTATGACAATTGATTTTGGTGAAGATTAAACCCGTGTAAAGTTCTGCCTTAAGATAATGGCCAGCGTCCCACTTCGTAGCGGCTAAGGTGTCGCAAGATATACACGGTAGGTCTTGTCTCGGTGTCTTATCCATCGCTGGAAGACTACCCTAACCTCGTTTATTTTTTGGGTTCTAGTTTTTAGACCTTGCTTAAGCTTTGTCTTTTTTAATTTCCATGCGGTTGCCTCTTTCTTTTTCGCTACCGCTGCCCCTTGTTTAACCGCGCATGAAGTACTGCATACCACTTGAGTCGAGCGGAAGGGTTTAAACTCCCCTCCGCATTCTCGGCATTTTTTAGGCTTTACGATGAAAATGGGAGGTCTTCGCTTTCCCCGTCAGCTAGTGGATCCATTGAAGGCGCATTTCCAAAGCTATCTTTTGATGCGACTATTTGTGTCGGTGGCTGTGCAGGTGCTTGGCTTGCTTTATCAATTCGCCAGCCTTGCACTGAATTAAAATACTTAACCTCGCCTTGTGGGTTAGTCCAACTTCTGCCGTTCAAGTTATAAGATACTGTTAATTCGTCCCCGATCTTAATAGAGTCTATTAAATTGCACTTATCCTTGATTAATTCTATTTGTATTAATTGCGGATATTGGGAATCTGTTTCAATAACAAACTCGCGCTTAGTAAAACCATTAGCCCCGAAAGACTTAGTTTCTCCTTTGACTGCTAATCTTCCTGTAACTTCACTCATTCTTTTATCTGTTTTTTTAGTTCTCTAATCGGTGTAATCAATAAGGACAATATAACCGTCACCACCCCAATAGGTATTCCCGCGCACACCCACACCCCATAGATAAACAGTGAGTGTTCTAATGGATTAGGTATGCCGCTCTCGTCAGCGATTAGGTAGGCGGCTAGGAATGATAGCAGGGTGCATGTCATTATCATTGTCGCGGTTTTAGTTCTCTGTCTCATTACTTTAATTTTCGGTTAATAGCTAATCTTAATCTTTGCTTTTTAATCGCGCTCTCTTTCTGGATAAACTTGGTCCGGTAGGTACTTGCATTGCCTTTGTTTAGAAAGATATACCTAGAGGCCGCTACGCCTGATATACCTATCTCCGAACTAAGGAACATATAAGCGCCACGGGCTAGAGTGATGTCATCTTTCCCACCTTTTCCCGCGTCCTGCTTAGTGGTCATATCCTTGCGCGTGACCTTGTATGACTTACATATCACATTTAGAACGTGGTCTAGTATTGTGTTATTCATTGTTTAGTTATGATTTCCAGTTAATTTAATTGTTTGTTAAGTTCTTGAACCGCCATTTTTACCCGCTCGGTTAGTAGGTTTTTATCTGCTTGCGGGATGTCAAATGTCCAAGATGTTAAGTCTTTATAACTTGATGCGTCTGGTAGGTAGGGAAAACTAGGCTCCTGACCGCTAGTAATCAGACCTACAATCTGGTTATAAATCCACTCGCATTGAAACGGTGTTAATCCTTCGTTCTCAGGTGTAAAGTCTTGACTAATCCAGTCTCTAATATCGGGCAGCTCACTAGCATAAGGTACATAGATAATGCTCTCGCCTTGGTTAAATGGTAGATTTAATTTATACTCCACCAAACAGGCGTTACTGACTAACTGCCAGTAGTTCTCACTCTTCTCTACCTTGTAAACATCTAGCCCCGCCTCAATCGCTTCTATTGTATCGCAATAGCTAGTTAAGGAGAACGGGCATTTAATGTCTCCGACTATGTTATTTTCCACCGTTGCTCTTAAAGTGTCTGGGATGCCGTTCCAACGGTCTACAGTTGCGTGCTGTATTCTGCCTTGTTGGTTACCGTCTCTATAACTCGTGTCTAGTTTGCGCTCGAAAACGTAACGCTCCATAACTTTTCCCCAAATTAAAGGTCGCGCGTTACTCTCGGCTTGCAGGGATCGTTTTAGTTTCTCCTCGCGAACCTTTTCCTTAATGTAACTAATGGTAGACCTGCCTAAGATTGTACTGTCTTCGATCTGCTTAACCGAGCTGCCGACTCCTTTTTTTGGTCGTGCCGCTAGTTCATCCGCTGTCATTGGTCGCTTGCCCGCGCCTATTAATCTATGCGCGCTTGAGCTGCTAAAATTGGCTACTCTGCTAATCATTACTTAAGAGTTTCTAAGTACTTAATAGTTTTCGCGTATGAACTTGCTTCTTCATTGGTTACAATGTCATTTAAGCGCGCTTGCATATTATCATTAAGAAGCGTAAACTTTTCATCCCTTAAAGCAAGCAACACCTCTAAGGTATAAGGGTTAATAGTTTTCACTCGAATACAGTCTACCTTTTCCTTGGTTCTGTGATTATCAGTAGTATCGACAAACAAGCAAATGGTAACACCTTGCGAGTCCTCCATAAACTTAATCCCGCTCGATCTTACAATAGCGCTCGCATTAGTTTGATTGCATATAAACGGCTTAATCGGTTCTTTAAACCTTACTACTCGTTTAGACTCACTTCGTCCGCTTACGGGGTCTTTAACTGCTTCCCATTGTGCAGACTCAATAGTTACGTTTAACTCTCCGCTCTCAGGTAAATCCCAATGTCCGAGGTAGTTCTTATTCGGTGATTGCATCCAATGTGTTTTCTCGTTGCTCATGTTTATTTATATTTAGGTGGGTTGTTTAATTTAAACTTAAGAAGGTGGCTGTACTCGTGTAGCTGATTGGTGGCAAGTTCTAGTTGTGGGTGATCCACCGGTAGCTGCTGGCAAATTCTAATTTGTTCTTGGAATGCCACGCGCACTTTTTCAGTGTCGGATTGCCAAGCGATTACAAGGTGGTTAAACGCTTTGGCTTTTTCTGTGAATGTCATAGTGTGTTATTTGATGTGCGCAATGTAATATTATTATTTTATATACACAACAAAAAAAGCCCCGAACTTCTCCGAGGCTTTTCAAACAAATAAACATGCACTATGAAAACTACTATAAACAATCCCTTTATTGAAGGGCTAATGTACTGTTATTTTTCCCACAATAAATAGCGGTACGATAAAATAATTTGATTATCGCCCAAAAGATTGTAACCAACCCCTATGTTGTGCTTGTCATATTGCACCGCTACGGTTGGTGCCAATATCTCCCGCCCTACACTTGCGCCCGCAAAAATAGACCATTTCATCTCCTTTACAATTTGAGTAGGTCTAAGATTCTGTATTTTAAAGTCTATGTTTCTTAGGGTGTTTTCGTAGAGCGTTCCTGTGAACTTAATTTTAGCTTCGTTAATTACAATAGTAGTATCAATTAACCTTTGACGATAATAACGCTCTATAACCGCTTGTGTATCTATTTTAGAAGGTATCTTAACGATGCTCTCAACGTAAATTAAACTATCTATTCGTATTTCTCTTGTAATAGTATCAGTTACGGTATCAACTACTCGAATAGTATCAGCGTTTTTAGTTTTACGCCCTATAAATAAACCTAGAAGTAAAGATATAATTATTAGAATATGACTCCATTTAACCTTCATTTTCTTTAGCTTTTCCTTTTGGTTCTGGCAGGTCAGATATCTTTTGATTACGGATCGCCGAACGGATATATTCCCACATATCTAGTCCGAAGATGTTTTTAAAGTTCCCAAGTATCGAGCGCAATTCTGTTAAGGCAAGAAACCCCGCCACTAATCGCATAATCGGAATAGCGGGCATTATCTTACTCTCGACTACCCAGCCTGCTAATAGTATTAAAGAGTATATAATTACCTTGGTGAATGTATTTACAATTTCTTCCAATTTAAATTTTACTTGGTTTTTTAAGCTTGCACCGATACCCGTAATTAGATCAATAACTATTAATACTATTAACGCTCCCGTTACGTCGTAGATTGGAACTATAATTGCTAAAAACCAAATCATAAACTTCATAAAAAATTCCAGTTCATCGGTAGCATTTAGAATATTGAGAATATGCTTAGGCATTGCGGGTGCGATCTAGAATTTCAACAATTACGGAATCATCGCAGAGCTCGAGGATCCGTTCCATCATCAAGCGGCTTTTATTCACATCAAGTGAGCCGTCTTTATCTATATGCAAATGATCTTCCCCTGGCGCGATGCAGCCGAGTAGGTCATGCCAGAAGTTAGCCGGGTGGATGAGGATCTCGCTTCGCCCTGGTACATCTTGAATCCATAAGCAGGGACCGAATTTGGGCGAATTATGGACTATTGCGGTATAGGTACCAGGAGGGATGCAACTTACTCGGCGCTCGTTGTTTTTCCAAGGCAGTTCTACGGTTTTAAACTCGAGAAGATTATCGAGTTGAGCGCTGAGCATTACAGCAGCACCAAGGGTTTGTTTTTCCTCAGCTGCGAAGCGGATAATGGTTAGGGTTTCGGCTTTCATTTTATGGGGGTAAAAGTTTTTAAAAAGCCAGCGAAGGCTTGGGCAAGGTAGGCAACTAAAGCCAACTGCCAACCGCCCAAGATATAGACGATTGCCAAAAGGCAAAGCAAGCTAAGCATTTGGAAAAAGTGTTCCGCGTCGGTAGCCCAAACTAAAGCGGAACTGAATACCCATTTAGGAAGCCAATCAGGCCCCCAGCTATGTTTATTCGTCGAGCTTAGTGGAGTGTTCCACCAATTAGCCCAGCCGATAAACCCGCCCTCTT